TCAATACGACCAAACTCTTGCATTGCTTTTGCCTGAGTTTTGCCTACGCGTGACTCTGGACTAATAAAGAATCCAGCACCAGTGCTAACTCCGTTGCCATCTGCAACATCTTGCATCAAAGCACCAAATGCTGTTGTCTTACCACCAAACATTGCACCTGGTTGGATGTCTTGTGCAAACTGTTTAACCCCAATTTCACCACGGCTAAGCGCTACAGCATCACGAACTGCTGTTGTTAGGTAGTCGTATGGGCTACGAAGCAGTGCAAAACCTACACGTGTTGTCCCTTTTAAGCCACCATATGCTGCATCACGTGCTTTTTCAAAAAGATTCTTATCTTTGCCAAATGTAGATGGCAGTTTTTTGACAACAGTTGCTGCTCTGATAGCAGATTCAATGCCATCAAGGGATGTTACCTTGTCAATTCCTGGTGTATCTGCGTTTGCACCAGCCTTAACAAGACCAACAACAACTTCTTTGCTTAACTGTGGGTACTTTTTAACAATTGAGTCAAAATTAGTGTGCTGAGTTCCATCAAGAGTAGCAATCTGTTGATTTATGAGACGCTTCAACATGTCACTGTCATTGTTAGAAAACAAGTTTCTTGCTTTCTTACTTTGCGGTGATGAAGGTTCGTAAATACCTAGATTGATATCAGCCATTAAACTAGACCGCTCAACCCTTCTTGGTTGTATGCTTCAACATAGCGACGTAATTCTGGTGTTGGATATGCAAGATACATAGCACGAACCAATAATGAACCAGCATCTGGCATATCTGGTGTCATAGAGAGAGCCTCTGTACCACGACCAGGTGTATTTCCACCAGCACCATCAGTAAGTGGTGTTGAAGGATTGCCAGGAGCAAAAGCATTTTGTACGTTGTACTTAGGAAGTGTTACTGGTGGATTTGCACTTGTAGCACTTGCTGTCTGTGGCATTACTGTGCCTTTGGCCATATTTTCCAACTCAGAACGCTGACCATACGTACCTCCTGATGCGTTCTGTAGTTTTGCTTCACGTTGAATCTTCTGTGTGCGCTGACTAAGATTTTTATCTGTACGCTTGGCTCCTGCGCCAACTCCTGATACTTGTTCTCTCATTTTAATCCTCGTCCTCGTCCATGTATTTTGCTACATCTTCATCTGTTGGAAGTTTCCACTCAACCCAATTAGGATAAGATTCTTTATCCATCATAATTGTAAGTGCTATATCATGCTTGAATCCTGCACGTAACAGTGAATTGTAATATTCATTAAGCCATATGCAGTACATTTCCAAACGATTATATTCGTTGGTATCTACTGTTTCTATTTTTCTTTTACGAGCAGCCACGTTATGCTCCTAAGCCAGCCAAAAGTCCTTGTAAATCTTGAGGTACTGGTTGACCTTGTGGAGGGGTTCCACCAGCAGCGGGTCCAGGAGCGGCTGGGGATGGGGGCACCTGCTCAACTGGGGCTGGTGAACCTGGTGGAACCATCTCTTGCTGCGCTGGTTGCTCAGGCGCAGGTGGCGTGAACACTGCCATCGCAGCATTCTCTATGCTATCCCCATTGCTACGACGTTGAATAACGTCAGCAATATTACGAATAAGTACAGATGGGTCTTGTCCTTGTGTAGCCATAGCAGGAATTGCCTGTGCAGTCGCTGTGATTGCTGCAGTAAGGTTATCGCGCATTTTTTCAATTTCGATACGTTGTTCTTCAAGAGAGACATTAACGCCCCAAGGAAGTTCACGACGAATGAAATCTTTTGAAATTAAATCAGCACCTAATGCTTGCAGTGAGAAGATGAGTGCACGTGAAGGGTCTAATCCAGCCATCAAGCCATAACGAACTTCAATTGAAGTGTCACCTTTAATATCCTTGCTTGGCATGTACTTTAACTCGTACGGCGTACCCTGTGCTACACCTCTTACGCTCTTGCGTACATCAAAAAGCGCTTCATCCATTTCAAAGCATGTCTTGAGTACATCTTCGAGTGTCTCAGCAAGGATGGTTTGACCAGCCTTAATCTGAGAGTCGAATGCACCAAGTAGCGCTTGGACACCTTGACCAGTAATGATACTTGCGTCAATGTTTCCAGTTCTACCCTCAGGATATCGAGCACCAAGTCGTAATTCAGATTGGAGTGCTGATTGCTCCTGAAAAGCAGCAGCGGGAATGTCAATTTTGACACGCCCGACACCTTGTGGATTTGTGGTTCTGATAATCGCATCAGGACCCATAGGCAAATCAATAATATCGTTTGGTACTACAATTGGTGCTTGGATTGCTTTTTCCGCTGCTTCC